GACTTCGGGCTCGTCGCCTTCAATCTCAAACTGCTGCTCTTGCTCGCTCATTTGGTCTCCTTACGCACGAGTAATGCCTCGGGGGTCTGCAACGACAGCCTCTACGGTGTCGTCGTTGATTAGGCGAAATTCCTGCTCGCCTTCGTTTCCTACGATCTTGAAGCGCGTCCCGGAATAGGAGCGCATCACGATGAAATCGCCTTCCTTACACCAAGGGCCGGTCGGAAACTTCTCCTCGTCCCTGTATGCAAGTGGGCCAAGTTTCAACACAACCCCCACTACCGAAGCCATCTCTTCGCGCTTGGCGAAGTTTTCCGGCCTCACAATAGAGGTGTTGTCGAACTTTTCATCCAGTTTCGGGATGGCGATCAGAATCCTGTAGCCGGTGGGCTCTGGGATTTTGCTTGCTACTTCCTGCTTTTCTGCGGTCTCAATCACGAGGCATGTCCTCTATCATCCGTAAGACTCGTTGCAGCCCTTTTATCTCGCCAACGGTTTCACGATAGGACTCGAAATCCTTCGCGGAACCACGGGCCACGGAATCAGCTAGGGCTGTTTGCTGTTCCTTGATTTGCTTGTGCAGAAGCTCTGCTTGATCCAAGCTCGACTCCCTTCAAAAGTTGCTGATTTGCGATCTTGGCTTGATCGTTAGCCTTTTTCGCGCCTATCGTTACGCCTGCAATACCTGCCTGCGTGTCGATGCGTTTGTTCTCACGGGCGTCTTTGAGAGCCATTTCCTGCTCTTTAAGGGCCATTTCCCGCGATTCCATCCCAGATTTAAACTGAAACTCCTGCTCTTTAAGCTGAAGCTCGCGCATTTGGATTTGCAGCATGGGGTCTTGCATCTGCTGCTGCGTTTTCTGTTGCTGCGCTTCGGCGGAATCCTTCTGCAACAGCTTGTCTGACGCCATTGCAATAGCGCGGGACAGTGCAACCTCGATTTCCGGTGGCAACGGCTCGTCTTCGGGCGGCAGGGGCGCTCCCAGCATCTTTTCAATCTCAATCCGATACTGATAGCCGGTGTGTTCGTTGATGTGAGCCATCAAAGCCGCCATCATTTGTTGCGCTGCGGGATTTTGGCCGATGATCGCCTGTATTTTCGGGTCTTGCATGGCGTTCATGTGAACCTTGATGTGGGCCTCATGATCCTGATGAGTGAATGCCTTCAACGGCTTGTTCGACAGAACGTCCATATTCTCTGCAACAGGGTCTCTTGGCTTGAAATCATCCTTCAATGGCAAGATTTTCTGCACATTTTTGATGCCCAGCACCTCCAGCATTTGCCTGTGAAGCTGCGGGAGGTCATAAATCTCTGGCGCACCCTGCGCCAACTGCAAAGCGGCCTGATATTGCACCACTTTTTGCGCCATTGTGGTCGCATTCGGGTCTGAAACAGGGATAACTTCAACCATGTCGTAGTCCGACTGCTTCGCCATGCGCGGGCCATCGGCATCGTAGTCATATTCGGGGGGTGTGTAGTCCCGGATGATGGCTGCAAGCAGTTTAAACTCCTGACGCATGGCTGAGTGCATACGTGCCTGCACTGCCGACATGACCTTCAGGTTGCGCTCAAGGATCGCCAAGGTGGTTCCGACCGGTGAATTGGCCGACATATCCGAGACCTTCAGGTCGGACACAGAAGCAAACCGCCTTCCCTCTTCGACGATGGTGGTCATCAGGTTGAAGAGCGTTGCGGAGGGCTCCTTGTAGGGCAGCGGGACGATGGAGTCCTTGATGGTGTTGCCCACCACATCAACGTCGCGCCATTCTCCGGGTGAAATCGGGGTATCGTCGTTCTTTACCCGCATGTCCTTTGACTTGAAGCCGCCCGGGAGGTTGGACAGGGTGCCCGCATCCACCAGTTGGCGAATAATCGAGGTTGCGGAGTCCGCAAAACCACCGATCAAGTGAATCAGGCCAAAGCCATAGAACCCGAAGCCGGGGATATACGGGTAATGCACGAAGTGCATACGTCGCTGCTTGAGCGGGTCATCCTCAAAGTAGTTCCTCCGGATGGAAATCAACTCGCCGGTGGAAAACATGGTGATGACGTAGGGCAGTTTGATGCCGGAGGGCTCGTCATCTTCATCGAGGTCTTCAAAACCGGGAAGATCGAACTCGCAATGACATTCAAGAATGGTGTAACGATCATCCTTGACGGAAATCAGACCGGATTCCTCATCCTTTTTCTTTTGGATGTCGCTCTTGATGGTATCGGGCTGGGGAAGGGGATCGATGTCGCTGTAGAACCCTCCGGCCATCAACTTTCTGATCTCGTTTTCGGTCTTTCGCATCCGGTGGGTAACCCGGGGGGTCGTTTCAAGTCCTGATGCGCCGTAGGGTACGATAATGTCCTCCGGGGGCACAAACATTGAAACCTGACGATTGAGGCTGGGGTCGAAGTAAACCTTCTTGAAGCCTGATCCGGCAAACGGAACCGTCCAGAGAAGACGCTCATGCTCAGGCCGGTATTCCGGCATCTCCTGAGTCAGACGATAATTCATGTCCTCCTGAACTCGGGCAGCAGACTCTTCCTTGTCTCTGGTGAGCTTGCCGATAATCTGGGTCTTCACTGGGCCCGATGCCGGGAAGGTGGATAGCACCATCTCGGACTGAAACTTGACCACCGCCTCACAGAGCATCGGGTGGAAAACACCGCAGGCACCGTCCCATGGCTCCGTCCGTTGCTCGATCTTCAGGCCCAAGAGCTTCATGCCATCGGAATAGGTTTTTTCCCAATCCGACCGGGAGTTCAGATCGGTCTTGATGGTCTCAAGCAGTTCAGAGGAAATGGTTTGGTGTGCGCGTTCGTCCAACTCTTCCAGCAGGTTCGCCTCGAAGGTGACGGGCTTCACTTCAATTTCAACTTCGGTCTCGCCGGTGTCGATATCCATCTCGACTTCAAAATCCATTTGCGTCGGGACGAGGGGCTCCAGCGGTTTCTCGATGCTCATCAGTAATACCTAACCTTTCTGCGCGGAAGGACGGTTTCTTGTTCATCTGTCGGCGCAACAATAAATCCGCCTTGGCGGAATCTCAGGAGGGCTTGACTCGAAGAGTCAACAAGATCGTCGTGATCGCCGTTTGGAAACTCAGCAAGCTCTTCGACAACCTCTTCTGCCCACCGCCTGTCGGGACACCATACCAAGCCGGATGCGAACATATCCGATATGGCGTTCACACGGGCGATCTTATCTGAACCACGGGTCGGAGTGTATTCAGAAATCGGTATACCCATCTTCCTCATCTCATACACCAGAGGGGCACCAGCGGCCTTCTTCTCGATCAGTAGAGTGTCTGGGTTCCATTCCTTCCACATCTCGTATACGACCTTCTTCAGTGCCGGGAACTCCATCCTGTCCTTGAAGGCATCCAGCAGCATGATGTTGGCAATCTCCCTGCCATCTTCATTCTCCCGGTAGAAGACCCCCCAAGTGGTGCAGGCAGAGTAGTCGGCCCTGTTGTGCTTCTCAAAAGCGGTGTCCCAAGACTGAAGAATATAAGAACATTGCGGTGGCCTGTCTTCCCGCCAGATGCGCCATGCGTCCCGCTTGATAATTGCCCCCTCTTCCGAGGTGGGGTTCTGCATGTATTGCGCGTTCCACTTGGCAACAGAAAGCTCGTTCTTTGCCGCCTCCAGTTCTTCCTTGTTCCAGAATTCAGGCCAAAGAGGAGTCCCGGATGGCATGATGGCAGGTAGCTCGATAACCTCCCAGTTATCCCCCTCCCGGGAAGCGGCCCTGCTAATGATCTGACCGGTGAGGTCTCTCTTGCCCCACCTCGTCATGACAATCACAATGGCCCCACCGGGCTGCAAACGCTGCCGTGGGCCCGAGGTATACCATTCATATACCTTGTCATATATCCCGGGGTCTGTAGCGGCTTGGGTGGCTTCCTGCTCACTATGGGGGTCATCTATGATCAGAAGGTCTGCACCCTTACCGGTAACAGTGCCACCAACGCCGATAGCGAAGTAATCACCACCCACATTAGTGTTCCACCGGCCAGCAGCCTTTGAATCCGATGACAGCTTGGTCTTGAAGATTTCCTGATAATCCGCAGACCCAACCAAGTTCCTGACCTTCCGGCCAAAACCAACCGCCAGTTCCGCAGTGTTGGAGGTCTGAATAACCTTCTTCTCAGGATACAAACCCAAGAACCAACTCGGAAGCAGGTAGGAAGCAAACTCAGACTTGGTGTGGCGAGGAGCCATGTTGATAATCAACCGCTTCAACTCACCACGAGCAACGCGCTCAAAAGCATCCGCCATGATCTGATGATGCCTGCCAGCAATAAACCCCGGCCACATCGCCTTTACATACGGAATGAACCTCTCTCGGCAGACATCCTTCCGATGAAGCTGTAGCAACTGCCATACCTTCTTCCGCTCAGGAGACTTCTCATGGAGAACATCCAGCAGCTTGGTGTAACTCTCCAATTCTTCCCTCGTCAGAAGCACTCAGATACCCCTACAGGTCATTAACCTGATCAACCGTCTTGTCGATCAACTGAATACTCCGGAACTTCTTCACCTTCATCGTCAACATCCCATCCTTCCGTAAACGATGCACTATCCGATGGACATTGCTCCGGCTCCTCAACTTCAACCCCTGAGCAATATCATCAAACGAAGGAGGAAATCCATGCACTGCAATGTATTGCCTGATGAACTCCAACATCACACCCTGCTTCTTGGTCATTCTCTACCCCAAAAATATTTTTCAAAAAAATATACCCCCCCCCTACAAATTCATGCGAACAAGAGTTCTCATTTTCTATGAGAACATTTAAACGGTCAACGCTTTCCGGAAACAAAGCCACCCCCCCCTATTTATGGACGGGGCGATGAGAACACTTTCCTATAAAGAGTGTTTGGATGTCTGGAGTAATGCGTATACGGAGGGCGGGGGTGCGACCCTGTTTCGTGGGGGGCCGGGGCGGGTGGGGTCAGCCCCAGAGACGGAGGCAAGTTCTCTCCCCCTGCTGTCAGAGGGGAACAAGGTGCCTAGATTAGGCACTCGTGATGCGCTGCTGCTGCCGCTGCTGACTATCCGCTGCAGAGGTGGCACCCCTCTCCACCTGCTGCAGTGGTGCTGCTGCCCTGACCGTTACAGGGCCGCTCTACAGCCCCTCTACTGATCTAAGGTGCGGCGTATGGGCGTGACGTTATCCAGCAGGGCAAGGGATGACTGTAGCTCCTCCTTCAGTCTCTCCGGGGATATCTCCTCTGTGCGCTGCTCAACCTTGTCGGTGAACATGCTGAAGGCTCTTCCCATGAGTTCCAGCGCTTTCAGTCGCACCGCTGGTGCTACCTTCTCATTGGCGGCGTGACCCTGTAACTCCCTCATGATGAAGCGTCTACCGGCTACCACATCGTCGATTAGGTTTTCTTTTACAGCGTCCCAGACCGACTGGGTTAATGCTATCACCCTCTCGTCCTTCATCAGTCTGCTGGCATTGCACGAGATCGTGTGTTCTCTACTGGTCGTGACGTTATACGCTTGTCGATAGGCTTCCCTTGGGCTTTCTCCCTTGGAGATCATCGCGGCGAAGTTTTTCATCTTGGCAGTGATCCGCTTAGAGGGCAGCTTTACAGTTCCTCTGGGTTTACCTGTGTATGGATGCACTCTGGGAGTAACTGACAAGGCCGCTACCCGCATCGCTTCGCTAAGGCTCCCCGGGCTTGCATTGTTCTCATCGGTGGTGCTGCTGTGAACGTCATCATTCCGGCCCGATTGCATATCATCCATGTCTGGTCACCTTATTGTTTAAACGCGCACCTATCGCTGCGCCTGTCATCCTTATCCCATAGTGCGAGATACTCGTCAACCGTTCGCATTCAGGGCTATTCAGCAGGGCTTTGCAGTGTTCGACGTTAGTTGGATTGGTGTCCCTGTAACTTCATCTTCCCCCCTTTAGGGGGGGATATTGATTATTGGATAGTCATTGCGATACGGCATCAGGCTGTTCGGCTTCGCCATATAAACCGACCGCGCTGCACATGCACACAACCCTGCCCGCCCTCTGCGCTGCCGTCCCTCGTTGTTTAAACGCTCATCACTGACATCTAGCCCGGTAAGCAGGCCATCAATCAGGCCATCAAGCGGCGCACTAAAAAGGCCATCAAAAAGGGCCACCAAAAAGGCCACCAAAAGTAGAGACCCGATCCCAAACCGGACACACAATTACATCAATCAAATCAGACAGTTGCATAAACAGTTGCACGTTTAAATTTGTCATGCTATTGTTCGGCCTCGTTGTATCAGTTTTTGTAGTGTTCGGGGTCAGGCCGGGAGGCCGTGCCAGAAGTGTTCGGGGTCTGGGTGAACCAGACGCAAGGTCAGGCCGGAAGGCCGCGCCAGCAGTATCCCGAATGATGAGTAGGCAGCCCCCTCTCTGGGAATCAGGCTGAACCTTGGGTCAACCGGTCAAGCGGCCCCCCTCCACCATGCACAGTGATCCTCTGGATAGGCCGGATCGGCCTGCTCTACCACGATCAACCCGATCAAGCCTCTGGTGGCTGAGTATCTCAATGTCATTTTGATCCGCTGGTGATATACGCAGCCTTACTGCTGCGGTGCATGTCACTCGCTGTTGAACCCCGCCTCATAGCACTGTGTCCGCATGAAATGAATGAGCGTAAGCGCCCTCGTGAGAGGCCCGCCTATCCGCACCATGCCAGACGCGCTCCCTGAATGCCGCTTAGTAGACGCCGTGCGCCCTCTCCCAGCATTGACGATGACTGATACGCCCCACTCGGAGGGGCAGAGATACGAAGAAGCAAGCGCAGCAGCGCACCGCCTACCACCTACCCATTCGGGGGCAATGCGCTGTGACGCTATCACTGAACAGAGTTTCAGTCCCTGCCCTCACGGGCAGCGGCGGACACTCTGTCCGTTACAGGAGGCTCTCATGAACATCAAGACAATCGCAGGGCATTTCATTGCCCGTAAGGTTCGGCAGCAGGTATCGGAGGGCGGCGCGTTCCGTGCCGCTCGTAACCTGAAGAAGCAGGGCTATCCGCTTGCGGTGGCTCTGCTGCTCATCGTGGGGAGGGTTTAAACATGGACAACATCAGCGTTGTAAGCAATAGCAGGTGCAGGCCATTGGTGCAGTCATGCGTCCCGTTCAGGGGCAGCAACCTGTTCGCTGACACTCAGGACAATGGCATCTATGTGGTGTGGTCATACGGCTTGCACTTCCCACTGTTCGCCAAGG